CAATAGTTTTCATCTATCTCCTTGAGCCTTTCGCTCTCCTGCTTCACCACGTCCCCTCAAAATGGGTTATCCTTGTAGGTAGTCTGGTGAAATTCTACATCCTTCCGGGTAAGTACCTGGTCATATATCCAGTGGAATTCTTCAGAAGGGTTGTAGTCTAGAATAGCCTGCTCTGTAGTTCTAAAAATTAGTTGCTGCCAATCCTCAAAGATTAGTTCGTTTGCTTCATTAATAAAAAGCAAGTCCCTTTTTCTACCCCTGATTTTTTGAGGCATATCAAGGGAAATAAATTCAATGGTATTTGTATTGATTGTGTATTCATTTGCCGTTTTGCTGTGAGCATCCTCATAGTAAATTTCATGATCTTTAAGGATGGTAAAAAAGTCACGCATCACAGTACCCCTCAAAGCCGGGAAAGTCTTCCTGCAGATGGTTATAATCTTTCCCCTGTTCCTTTCGCAGTAAGAAAAAATAATCCAAAGAAGGATATTGTAAGTCTTCCCGGATCTGGTGCCACCTTGCTCTACTACTATCTTTGATTTGCTAGCCTCAAGGTGCCTGAATACTTTGTTTGTTTTAATGCTCGTGATTGTCATCTAAGATAGTGACTTCAAAAACTTTCTTTCCATCTGCCCCGGTGATCTCCTGCCTCTCGACATATCCCCTAGATTTGCCCTGTGTTTTTAGAAAGAAGATGATAGCAGTAGTATCACCGCTATCAATCTTCTGATCTAGTTTACTTTCAACAAAATCAAGCCTGGTATTTCTGCCTTCGATTACAGCCTGTTCTAAGCCCTCCTGCTCAATCCATTTGTAAAGGGTAACTCTATCTACCTGCAATGATCTTGCGGCCGTAGAAAGGTTCCCAAATGACTTAATAATGGCTTTCTCTATTACAGATCTTTCCGGCTTTTTCATAGTGTTGATTTTTGTTATTTACTCTAACCCTTTAAACGCTTTCAAAGGATAAAATACTAGGCTGTTTCTGTACCCTCCTTCATGGGTTGGAACTATAGGTGTTACCCCGTGAACATTTCTCCAAGCCGGGTAGACAAGCATGGAATTATCGCTTGAATCCATTGTGGCAGCATAATCAGGTACTGTAGTATTGCCTCCTGTGGCGTTCTTTTTCTTTGCTATGATAACATTCACACAGCCTTCAAGATTCCCGGCATCCCTATGGAAAGGAGCAGGGATATTAAAGTTTGAAATTGAACTTGTAAACAAATCACAGAACCTCCATTTTTTAGGGATGTTATTTTCAATAATGCTTTTCTGCCTTTCATATATCTCTGGTGCAATTTGCTTAATAATTTGCTCACTCTCTTTGCAGAGCATGATCATTGCTTTGATAAATGTCTGAGCAGTTTTGACATTATGTACGCTAGAGATCGTAGCGTATGGTCTTCTCATGTGTGGCTTTGGAGGTACGCTTCCAATGATGGTAGAATATTGAAGTACTTCTTTATCCTTATTTCCTTCTGCGAATCCACTAGACCTTTTCATCATGGACTTTGGTACATTATTAGAACGCAGTTCATAGTCTGCTAACTCTGCTAATTTACCAGCCTTTTCTGAATACTTTGAAATGTCTTTCAGGTAGAACCCTACTATTTCATCTCCATCATAGAATAGACTGTCTTCAGTTACATTTGGCTCGATATGGCCACATACCTCACCTATCTGAACATTGTGAGGGACTTTGATAAGATTAATTTTTTTCATAGCAAAATACGTTTGTGCAAGCAGGGAACCAGGATTTTTGCCATTGGACTTCCCTTTTATCATCATGGCAAATTCTATGCTTTTCGTAATTTATATTGTAATTTTTTTCTTGCTTCTCGATTAGAGACCATAATCTTGATAGGCTAGGATCTACGTCAAAACTCCATTCATAAACCAATTTTTTGAATGTCTTATTTGTATTTTCAAGGATCGGCATTTCGGCACCCTCTATATCCATCTTGCAGCAATTAAAAGAATCTGCCTCTGAATCGAAGTTAGCGCATTTCACCTTGATTCCCTTATTATTCCATTTCTTAACAAGTGAATTTCTCCATACTTGATTATTGTTACCTATGAATAAAATGGCTTCTTTCCTGTCATCATGAACTAAGGCTACATTCTTGATCTCCGCCCTGAATCCGTTTAGCATCAGATTCTTTTCTATCATGTCGCAGTTATAAGGATCAGGTTCATAGACTGTGACATTTGCACCTTTTGAACAGGCTAGCAAAGCAAAAGCCCCTACATTACCTCCACAATCCATCCAATCTTCCCCCGGCTCTATAGTCATTCCTTTTTTTAGATAGGTTTTATTTCCGATCACTTCCTCAAAAGTTTTCAAATCAGAAAATCCCTCCCGGTAAAAGAAATGAATTCCATTTATTGCACTTCTTTTAAGTATCATAATTTTTGCTTTTCCGCTTTCAGGTGTTCTACAATCATTGCACCTACATAGGCACCCTGTTCCCTCCAGAACTTAACCAATTCAAAAGCCTCCTCATAATGTTCTAGATCAAATTCTATTTGGATTGCTTTCTTTACTCCATTGGTCATATCATCAAGTTGATCACTTACGTCTTCATCATCTAGAATTGAATAGTCTGGAGTCTCTCCCCAATTAGGAATACTAAGCCCCCATTCTTCAAGCAATTCAGGTTCCCATTCGTTCGCTAGCATATCCCAATCCCATTCACCGAAGCCTACATTATCCTTAATGATAAACTGCTTTTGCTCATCTTCGGTAAGGTTATCTGCTAGGATAATTGGAATCTCTTTAAGACCGGCTTCTTTACAGGCTTTTAGCCTCATATTACCGCCTAACACAATCATATCTGAATTAACTACTATCGGCCTGATATCAAGCATTTTAGGAAATTCTTGAATAGACCGAACTAATTTTGCAAACTTGTCATCTTTAATTACCCTAGGGTTATTAGGATTCATTTTTACCTCAGAGATTTTTACCTTTTCAGTTTTCATTTTTTCACTTGTTTGATTCTTCAATAGCCTCTACTGCTTCTACTTCTTTTTCTTCTAGTTTGTTGGGAATCCCTGCATCATCTAGTAACTTCTTAAACAAGTACGCTAGTTGAAATATCCCTTCCTCTTCATCTAGTGTGATGCTTACTACTTTTTTAGGGCTGTTAAAATTTAATTGAAAATTTGACATGATTATTTTTTTTTGGTTTGAAATTGATTCATTTTTTGTTCGTGCTTAGATTCTAAAAATTCCCTATGGGTTTTTGTGTCCCCCATGGTATCGTGACATTTTCTACACAAAGCCATTAAGTTCTCTATCCTATCCGCTGTTTTGCTTCCTCCCATACCTCTAGCCTTTATGTGGTGTATGTCTACTGCTTGAGATCCGCATGACTCACATGGAATAAAATCGGCAATGGTATAGCCGAAATATTCCATGTAAATCTTTGTGTGCTTTCTCATTAATCCATCCACTTACCATGAGTCCTGAGATGCCAAAACCTATGCTTCAGCACCTCAAGGATCAGGGATGTAAGGCTGTCCGATTCATAGAATCCTTCCTCCACTTCTAGTTTGAACTTTGCCATAGTTAGAAGGGTAGATCGTATTCCTCAGCCTGGTAAGGAGTTGCAGGCATCTTGTTAACCTGTGGCTTTGAACCTTCCTCTTTCTTGTAATCATTCAAACTGATTGCTACATCCTTGCCGTATTCGTTCGGCTTATCGTAGATGTTTACATTCAAGTTGACATACTTCTTGCCGTTGTAGGTGTATGCGTGTGCCTCGGCATCGGATAGGCATAGGGAAGCCGTGATCCAAGAATCAGATCTCTTCTTCCCGTTTCCTAGTTTGGTTTTTGGTTTGCTGTCCATGTGTTTTTTATTTGGTTTTTCTTCTTCTCTTGATCGGTTTGTTTTCTATCACCGGTGATTCTGTGGTGAATGCTACCTCTACCTCCTGCAAAGCCTGTGCTGCTTCCTCTTCTTTCTGCTTTCTGTACCAAGTAGTATTCTGATCATTCGTGTACCATCCGTACAAGTAATTAACTAACTCAGCCCTGCAACTACTGCACCAATGGGAAAAGTTGTGCTTCGGGTTAACATAGGTAGTATACAAGTGAATGAGTTCCGCGTATACTTCCTTGCTATAGTTGCGAATGAAAGCGTGCTTTTTGTAGCATTCGTACAACTCGAAATGCTTCTTGAATAGTTCGTGATCTTCTGGAGTCATGATTGAAATTTGTTAGTGAAATGATCCTCCACATTTAGGTAGATGAAGGGTACTATACTACTGATAAATATCGCTTCTAGTAAATCCGTTTTTAAGATTAGAAAAAAGAGGCTAATCCAGAAGGACATACAGAAAGAGCAAGAGAAAGGCTTAACTAGTTTCCGCTTTGTTACCCTTGTAAATACCGCAGGAATATTTAGGATGTAGAAATAGATCAAGGTTATCCCGATTGAGCCTAATACACTAACTGCTGCTTGATACATTTTCTTATGTTTTTAATGGTTATAAAAATTGAAGTATGTGGTATGCCTGTCTGCTTTGATACCTTCCGGACTGATCCTAGTTCCACATACATTTTGAGGATCTCCTGATCGTACCAATACAGCCCCTCGACTATCTTTGAAATTGAGTCTGCTACTGCTTGGCTGTTATCGATTTCTTCCTCTTCTTTAATGAACTTGACTATGTCTTCAACCGGAACTAGGGCTGCATACATCCTGCCGAACTTCCCGTACTTTGAATTAGTTTGATTGCAGCATATACGCACTATCCAGAACTTGAAAACCTGCTTTCCTTTGGCTTCTAATTCCCTGAGTTTTTCCTGATCGTATTCTAGGACTATGACCGCTACCTCTTGCCTTAGATCTTCCCATAGATCCTTACCTATGTTCTGAAAGACATATTTAAACTCCTGATCATATAGCCATCCAATCGCTTTCATTTTAGGCTAATTACTTCGCCTGTGGGAAGTCCTGCGTAATCACATAGCCATCCGTTCCACTCAAACCTGATCTCTTTCTCACGGCCTTTAAATGAAGCCGCAAGAAGCCTGATCTGCTGCTGTACTATTTCAATACTTTGAAAACTGCCCTTTCCCTTATTCATCCACTTAGACCAC